CGACTTGCCGGGATACTGGAACGTGTGGTGGGTTGGGGAGATTACCCCCACCAGTCAAATGATAGAGGACTATCCTCATGGGGCGATTATCGACATTCACGAGGACGACATAGTTGTCGTTTCTGCGTGCACAAAAAAGAAAAATAAAGAATGAGAGCAGGCGACCTCGTAAGATTTAAATATACATGGTCGGACCATGAAGGCTGGAAGATTGGTCTACTCAAAGAATACCACAAGTGGGAGAAGGTTGCAACCATTGTTTATATGGGAGAGGAAGTGAGGGTCGCAGCCGGACTTGCCGAGATACATAAACGGGCGAAAAGAAGTTAAGAACACTATTTATTCATAGTCCTTTGGAGGGTCTCACCTGTGAAAATCAACAAACGTATTATATCCGAGGCTGTGCGCCGAGTACGCCAAGTGATCAGAGAACAAGAAGAAACACCGGCTGAAGCAGGAGCAGAAGGAGCAGCCCAAGCTGATGCTCAAGCAGCCGAACAGGGACAACAAGACCAGCAAGGAAAAGCGATTCCATGGAACCTTAACATTGCTCAAGCCCCAGCCAACCTTGGAGATATGCTTTTCTCCGGACAAGATGGACCTCATGTTCAAATGTTTATGGACTTTTATCAAGCCGGTGCCCAAGAAGCCCAAAAGGAAGGAAAAGGTTTTGACCCCCTTCAGTTTGTAAAAGGCAAAGGACTTACGGCGGAACCCAGAGGAGAAATGGGCGATCCCAGTAGAGCCGAATTTGCAAAACAGTTGGCCCAACTATCTGCTAAACAATTTGGTGACGCTGCAACCCTCCAAAAGAGAGTGAAGGCAGTTGGCGACGCTCTCCCTCAGACCGGGATGAAGAAGTCCCAGATGCCCGCTCTTAAAAATGATGACGCTGCGACAGTAGCCGATTATCTTGATGATAGTGATAATACAGCCATTGAGCTTACTCCTAAATATACAGTCAAAGGTAAAGAATTCGCCTCATGGGAAGAGCTTAAAGCTGCTCTGGGCGGAGACGAAGGAGTGAAGGCCGCTGCTAATCGCAAAGACGAAGCCATACTTCGCCGTTGGATGCAGGTAGCAAATCTAAACGAAGCCAATCCTGCCATGTATCCCAAGCCAGACGAACTCAAGAAAGATACAAAATTAGCCAAAGCATACTTGTCAGCCGGAAGCGCCCCCGTGGACGGCAAGAAGGGTGATGACAAGGCAGCCGTAGAGCCTGATGGCACCGCTGCGGTAAGCGACCTGAAACCAACCCAGAAAAATATTCAAGTGGCAAAGTCTTTAATGTTTGCTCTTAGTGGCGGCGTTCCAAAGTTTGGCGGCTATGTTTTTGGAGACACAGACGGAAAATATAAAATTCTTGATGGACACCACAGGTGGTCAGGAACTTATATTGCTAATCCAAATACAACAATGACAAACGTCCGCAAAATGACACCCCCCAAGGGTATGGATGGTGATGACTTCTTGAAAGCTGTCACTGCGCTGGGTAATGCCATCGGGAATCCGCAGAAAGCTGACTAATACTTCTTGGGTGGACTATTTATAGTCACAAAGGAGGTGTCATGGCAATGCACGAAAAACTAGACAAATGGCTCGGTAAATGGGCATCACGAAAACTAATAGTATGGGGAACTTCCACCGCTTTCTTGGCGGCTGGATCAGTCACAAGTAGTGACTGGGTTGCTATCTCACTAGCCTATATAGGATTAACGGGTGCGGCTGATATCGCAGCAACATGGAAACATGGAAGATGAAACTATTATGGTACAAGTTGAAATCAGGTTGGTGGAAGCTTGTACTGGGGTTTGTTGTTGTGGCAAGCCTTTTGATTTACTTTTACCGGCTGCTTAGGCCCACGGAAGATAAATTAAAATATTTGGAAGCCATAAAGACAGAAGCCACCGCAGCCTTAAAGGAAAACGAATTGCGTGGTAGATTAGAAAAGGATAAGATCGGCGCAATCAAGAGCGTCTTCGAAGGTCGGCTGAAAGACACTAAAAAAATAGCCGACAGGGAAGAGCGATTGAGAGCCCTGATCCGACTTCACGAGGAATTAGACATCTAAGGAGATAACAAAATGGTAGACATTCCTACACTGGACATTGAGGATTACGATCCCGACTTAAACGAAGAGCAAGAGACACTAGAAGATAAGTCTGGCGGCGCTCTGACATACGCCATTGTGGGCGCTGGCCAAGGCGGCGGCCGCATGGCAAAAGCCTTTTATGACATGGGTTACACAAAGACCGTCGCAGTTAATACTGCTCGCTCAGACCTTAACGGATTAGACATTCCAGAAGAGCAAAAATTTCTTGTGGATGAGCACGGCGAACAGGGTGCCGGCAAAGACCAGGCCAAAGCCCAAGCCGCTATCGAGCGCAAAGAGCAGGAAGTGTTCAATAAGTTCCGGGAAATTTTTGGAACTAACGTTGATCGGATTCTGATTTGCCTGGGCGTATCTGGCGGCTCTGGCGGCGGAACAGTAAACACTCTTATCAAAGTAGCTAAGAAGTACTTTACTTATATTGGGGTTGAAGATGTGGACCAACGTGTTGGTGTCGTTGCATCATTGCCCACGGCTGGTGAATCAGCTTCTCCAACAGTCGCTAAGAACGCTCATGCTCGCATGACACAGCTTTGCGGGCTCGCAGAAAAAGGAAAAATTGCTCCCCTCATCATGGTGGACAACGAGAAGATTAAGAAGCTTTATCCAAAACTAACAGTGAAGAAGTTCTGGACAACTATCAACAATACTGTGGCTGGCTTGTTTCATGTATTTAATGTCCTTGCGAATAAAGATTCAGAGTATACGACCTTTGATGCAACCGACTATGACAGTATAATGCGGCAGCCAGGGTGCATGATCATGGGCGTAACCAGTGTCAAGAACCTTGAGAACGAAACGGCTGTCTCAAGTGCTCTTAAAAAGAATCTAGAGAAAACACTTCTTGCCGAAGGTTTTGACTTGACAAGTGCTACAGGCGCTGCCTGCATCGTTGTTGGTAGCGAAGAGATTTTTGAAGAGACTGCTGGTTTGATGGACAATATTGAGTTTGGTTTTGATACTTTGGCAGCTTTGACTGGTGGTGCTATGGTTCATCGTGGGATCTACGAGGACGCAAATAAGGACAAACTTGTCACTTACACCTTGGTGAGTGGACTTAAGCGTCCATCTAAACGTATCGAGGGACTGAAAAAGTTTTTAAAATAGAATGAAGAAAGTAGTCTCCCTTATTTTGCTCTTTTCAGTGACAGCCGCTGCGGCTGAGGTTACAAAGTTCGAACCTCGTCCAGCGGTTGTTGAGCAAGACGGCGGCACCTACGTTGGAATTCTGTTGAGCGAAGAGGACTTTCGCAAAATACTGGAAAAGAAAATTGACACCAACGCCAAACTCTCAGAATGTTCTGTGGACCAACAGGTTTGCACTCGGATGCAAGTGGCGTATATTGGTTCCATCACAAAGCTAGAAGAACAACTGAAGAAAAACAACTCATGGTTCGACAGAAATCGGGGAACCCTCGGACTTCTCTCGGGATTAATAGTGGGAGTCGGCGTCTCTATTGGTATCGTTAAGGCGGTATATCCGCAGTGAAAAGTAACCACGATCCGAATTATCTTGCATCTCTGGAGAAAGCCATTGCCGATAAATACGGAAAAAACACAGTTCAAGACTTTCGATCCGGCTGGGACGAAGACAAGGAAAAAGAGTACTTGCAGCAAATAAAACGTACCACGACCGGCAAAAAAAAGAAAAAGAAAAATAACCGGATTTCTAGAACGTGCCCTATTTGTAAAACATATTCGTTTTCTGCAAGAGATGACCTATATATGAATAGGTTTCAATGTTGTCGTGCTTGTCATGTAAAATATATGCCTAATGCATTTTATGAACAAAGGTGGTTAGATGGGTGGAGACCCGACAACCCGCTCACGGAAGATTGACCTTAAAGAGGAGAAAATATAGATGGCTACCGTTCTTGAAATAATCAAAGGCTTAAACCAGGCCGCCGCCAATGGATATGATTCATACGATCCCGATGTCGAAATCGGACTAAAGCGTGAGGAGGGTCACCCTATCCTTGATAGCCGGGTAATAGACGGCTTTAGAGTCAGGTTCGCCGCTAATAAGATGATGGTAACTTATCAGAGCGAAATGCGCCTAGAGGAGTTGCACCCTCGTAATCGGTTTGAAAATGAGATTAACCAGAAATTCGCCGACATTCTTCGATTTTTAAAGAAAGAATATAAAAAGATTACCAAAGAGAGTGTTTCATTAAAGCAAGAAGGCGAACCTGACATTTTAGTTCAGACCACCTCACGGGTCCACAGTTGGGTACAAGCCACCCAGCAGTATGATATAGGCGGACTCGAAGAGACCGTCTCACTGCGCAAAATTTCCGATAGATCCATTGATAAGAGTTTTGAAAAGCAATTCCAAGACTTCTTAGAACTAGCCACGGACAAAAAGCCCTCCAACGACAAAGCATCAAAGAACCCTGATACTCCGGAGGCTTGATGCCCGCTTCGAAGAAAGAAATGATGTCCACAATCGTGCGTTGTGGCAAAGACCCAGTTTTTTTCTGTAACAACTACGCTCAGATTTCTCACCCCATGAGGGGCTTGATACCATTTGAGATGTATCGTTTTCAAGAGGAAACCCTTAACGACTTTAAGGACAAAAGGTTCAGCGTCATCCTGAAGGCACGCCAGTTAGGAATTTCTACCACTGTAGCAGCCTATGTGTGCTGGATGATGTTGTTCCATCGGGATAAGAATGTTTTAGTCGTGGCGACCAAGCTTCAAACGGCTACTAATTTAGTTAAGAAGATTAAAGCCATTCATCGTCATTTACCAGATTGGCTCAAGATAGCTGATATTAAAATTGACAACCGCACCTCGTTTGAGCTAACTAATGGCTCCCAAGTGAAAGCCTCATCGACTTCGGGCGACGCTGGTCGCTCGGAAGCTTTATCTTTGTTAGTGGTAGATGAGGCTGCATTTGTAGAGGGCATGGAAGAATTGTGGGCAGGGCTTTACCCCACCTTGTCTACGGGTGGCCGCTGCATCGCTCTATCCACCCCCAATGGGGTGGGCAACTGGTTTCACAAAACCTATACCGAAGCAGAAGAGTCCAAAAATGACTTTTATACTATCAAGCTGCCCTGGCACGTCCACCCAGAGAGAGATCAAAAGTGGTTTGAAAAAGAGACTCGAAACATGTCTCGACGAGAGATTGCACAAGAGCTGGAATGTAATTTCAACGCCTCCGGGGAAACCGTTATCCACGGTGATGAACTCAAATCAATCTTAGAACTCTCCTCAGACCCAAAACATCGTGCCGGGTTTGACCGCAATTACTGGATATGGGAGGAGCCGATCCCGCAGAGGGAATATTTATTAGTAGCCGATGTGGCAAGAGGTGACGGGTCCGACTTTAGCGTCGTCCACGTTTTCGACATACAGGAAATGCGGCAGGTGGCCGAATATCAGGGAAAAATCACCCCAGACATGTTCGCCCCCTTGTTAGCTTCTATCGGCTCCGAATATAATTCGGGATTGTTGGTCATAGAAAACAACTCGCTAGGGATTGGGGTCTTATCTCGATTACAAGAACTGGAGTACCCAAACCTTTATTATAGCGTAAAATCTACTCACGAATATGTTGACGAGTTGACCGCCCAAGCTATCGGAGGGGTACCTGGATTTACTATGTCTATGAAGACAAGACCTTTAGTAATAGCAAAATTTGAAGAATTCGTTAGAAATAAACTAATTACTATTAATTCAATGAGGTTGGCCAACGAGATCAAAACGTTTGTGTGGCACAATGGACGACCTCAGGCGATGCGCAGCTATAATGACGATCTAGTCATCGCAGCTAGTATTGCTTGTTGGGTTAGGGATACGGCTTTAACAGTTAACAAAAAAGAGGTAGAATATAAAAAGGCAATGTTGGCAGGAATATCGTCAAGTAAAACAGTACTTGATACTAAAATTGAGGGACAGGTTGGGTATAAGCGCAGCCCTAAATCTTTCACTGGGACTGACGGCAAGTTGCACGATTTGACTTGGATCACTAAGGGATAAGAAATGGCAGAAAATAACTCAAATAATAACAATCCACGAAATAATGATTCGCCGTTGTTCCGTCGCCTCACTCGTCTCTTTAGTGGACCCATTGTTAGTTATGATAATCCCTCTGTAATCCGGGGCACCCGCCGGGATGTAACTAAGTACACCTTTACAAGCAACACCGGCAAAGAGTTCAAGAAAAAGGAATATTATAATCCGTTCGGCGACTTGAGCAACAAGGTGCTCTATCAGCGCAACAAACAGGTGCGGTATACTGATTTTGATCAAATGGAATATATGCCTGAGATAGCTTCGGCTTTGGACATCTATGCGGATGAAATAACAACTTCAACTATTTTCAATCCCATGGTTGAGATAGATTGCCATAATAGAGAGATAAAAGAAATAGTCCAGGCATTCTTGTACAGCGTTTTGAACGTAGAAGCCAATCTCTTTGGGTGGTCTCGAAGCATGTGCAAATATGGGGATTATTATCTTTATCTTGACATTGACGAGAAGCTTGGAATTACCAACGTTATTCCCTTGCCTGTACGAGATGTGGAGCGCATTGAGGGAACCGACCCCACTAATCCCAATTATATCCAGTATTTCTGGCAGGGAGCCGACGGTAACGAAGGCGTTACTTTTGAAAATTGGCAAATCTCCCACTTCCGCCTTCTTGGGAATGATAAGTATGTCCCCTACGGCACCTCTGTCTTAGAGCCCGCCCGCCGCATTTGGCGACAATTAGTTCTCCTGGAAGACGCCATGATGGCATATCGGGTCGTCAGATCGCCGGAGAGAAGGGTCTTTTATATTGATGTGGGGAACATCCCTGCCGAAGATGTTGAGCAATACATGGAACAAGTAAAAACCCAGATGAAAAGGAACCAAATAGTTGATCAGGAAACCGGCCGGGTGGACTTGCGCTATAACGCCATGAGTGTGGATGAAGACTACTACATTCCCGTCCGGGGATCCACAAACAATACCCGTATTGACACCCTCGCCGGAGGTCAGTTTACGGGGGATATCGATGATGTTAATTATTTGAGAGACAAGTTATTTTCAGCCCTCAAAGTGCCCAAAGCTTACCTGGCTCAAGCTGATGCCATCGAAGACAAGACCACCTTAGCCCAAAAGGATATACGTTTTGCCCGTACTATTCAACGTAACCAGCGAGTCATAATAGCCGAGCTAGAGAAGATGTGTATTATACATTTGTTTACCTTGGGATATCGGCAAAACGATCTGCTCTCATTTAAACTAGCTTTAAATAATCCCTCAAAAATTGCAGAACTTCAGGAATTGGAACACCTGCGAACCAAATTCGAGATCGCAGCCGCTGCCACTCAAGGATATTTTTCCAAACACTGGGTGTATCAAAATGTCTTTAAACTTTCCGCAGAAGAGATTGAAAGAGTGCAGATTGAACAATTCGGAGATGCCAAGTTGTCCGCCGAGTTGGAAACTGCGGGCACAGCCGAAGCTGCTCCCGACGCTGCGGGTGCAGCGCCTACTGATGATTTCACGGCAGACACTGCTGTCACTGACGCCACCCCCGAGGAGGCTCCAGCCGAAGAAGAAGGGACTCTTTTAGCCGAGCCCGAGCCCGCCCAAAGAGACGATTACACCCCAGTAAGTAACAAAAGGTGGAAATCCGGCGCTCGCAAGCGCAGTTATTTGTCTGCTGCTGGAAATAATTTAGCCTCATCCTCGGATCGAAATATATTTAAAGGGTGGAGCGGTGAAATGAAGCCGCTGGCGAATGGTGTGATGGGTGAGAACTTTCAAAATGATGAGGTTACCATTTTTCAAATGGAGAGTGATATTAAGAGGCTGATTGAGCAATTGGAAACACAGAATGAAAACAAAACACAATAAAAAACGAAACACGGCTTTTTTATTTGAGAGTTTGGTCAGAGAACTCACAAAAGCCATTGTCAGTTCTCGGCACTCTAGAGCAAGACAGATCAAAGCGGTCATTAGGGAGCATTTTCATAAAGGGTCTACTCTATCCTTGGAGTTGGATTGTTTTCGTAGTCTGACTGAGACAGACGAGCTTGATGTTTATACGGCTGAGAAGATGATCTTCCACGCCAAAAAACAACACGAAAATCTAGATCAGCAACAAATTTTTCGAGAGCAGTCCCGCCTCATTAAGGACATTAACAGCCAGTTCAGTAGCGATGTTTATAACAACTTTACGCCTAATTACCGATCTTTTGCCACAATTGCTCAAGTTTTCAACAAAAGGACCCCGATAAAACAAAGAGTCTTGATGGAAAAACAGATACTCCATACCATGACGAGCGTGAGCGCCACGGCCGAGCCGATGGAACCCGTAGACGGTCTCGTCCTAAAGAGTTTTGCCACAAATTATAACAAAAAATATGCACACCTTCTTCCCGAACAAAAAGAGTTACTGGGATATTATATGACCTTGAACGAGGGGAGACGTCCTGATTTTGCTATTTATTTACTGGCGGAACTGAAGCGGCTAGACGGGCTTGTGACCGAATCTTTGAGGCTGCCGGAAATAAAAGAAGACGATCTTATGAGCGAATCCACAATAAAAGTTCGGGATAAGCTACGAGCATTGAAGATACCCTCAGTCACTCAGTCCGATATCTTAACTGTTTTAAAAGTTCAGAAATTAGTACGAGAATACACCAATGACAATTAAGATTAAGATAAATACCCCCGAGCCTCCGAGCCCACCACAGGCTCAAGTTCGGCTGGAAATCCGCCGATCAGTAGATGGGAACCTTCTTATAAACGACCATCAATATATCGATATTATTATCATTCCGGAAGAACGGAAAATTATTACGATGCCGAAGCCGTATGTGGAGAAAGATACTTATGATTATCAGCGGTCTTTGATGTACTCTCTTTTCAAGGGCGGTTTGCTTGGGGCAGAAGCCCCCCAA